TACCATATCTGTATATGCTGCATTTTCGCAGGACGTTCGGGATGGATAAGGATCGTGTAGGTATAAATCGGCTACCTTTCTAAATAAATTTTCACCAATTAATACCAAGTAAGGAATAATTGCGTATATTTGTAGAACATTTAGTCCAAGCCAGTGAACAAGAACTTTTCATACCCTTATCAGCATCGCCCACTACCTCCTGGCTTGGACTCCTTCGGTATGGGCTTTGCTTTTAGGGGTTTTATAACTTAATTTATATGGCTAAAGAATCTCTATACTTCACCCATGATTACGGAGCCAGGAATGACCCGAAGTTAATAAATTTACAAATTAAGCATGGAATGACAGGAATAGGTTGTTATTGGTGCTTGGTTGAAATGCTTTTTGAGCAGGGCGGTGAAATACCACTTGATTACGATCGTATAGGATTTACACTTAGAACTGATACGAACGTAATAAAATCTATAATTGAGGACTTTAACCTGTTTATATTTGCAGACAATCTAATTAGTTCAAAATCAGTAATTAAGCGAATTGAAATCAGAAACGAAAAAAGTTTAAAGGCAAAAGAATCTATAAATTATCGTTGGAATCAATACAAACGTAATACGAACGTATCAGATAACGATACGAACGTAAACGAAAATGATACTATAAAGGAAATAAAAGAAAGAAAGAAAATAAAAGAAAAGAACGCTTTTTTAAATTTTTCTCCTGAACCAAAATTGACTCCGGCACAAGTTTTAGATTCTATGTCAAAACGATATTAATATGAAACAACTCAAAGATAAGCAAGACGAAAATATTAAATACCAGACTGAACTACTGGCAATGATTCTTAATAACGATTCTGTTTATATAAAATCAATAGATGTTATTCGCTCCGATATGTTCACCGATACAAGGCGAATAATATTTGACACATATGTTAAAATGATTCAGGAATCTAAACATCCTGACAGTGTTTCAATATCAACACATTCAAACGTTCCATTAGAAGAGGTTTTGAAAATAGCAACTACATATTCAGGAACACCGATGCGATTAGATGCTTTGCTTTATGAACTTTTCGACTATATGGCAAAATCAAAACTTATGCAGCTTGGTAGTAATATTTCACAACAGGTACAGGCTGGATCAAAATATGAGGATATTATCAGTATTGTTAATGATACGCTAAGAAAGCTTGAACTTGGAAATAGTTCTCAGGTAATTACAATGGAACAAGGTGTACAATCACTACTTACAATTATAAATAATAACAGAAAGGATAATGCTGAAATTACAGGAACACCAACCGGATTTGAAATGTTAGATAAGCATATGGGCGGATTACAACCAACTGATTTAATTATATTGGCAGGTGAAATATCACACGGTAAAACAGCACTTGCACTTTCAATGATGTATAATTCAGCAGTTTTATACGGTAAACGATGTGGAATAATATCGCATGAAATGTCACCTGAGCAACTAATGAGCCGATTTGCAGCCTATACAACACATATAAGTGCAAAACAAATGCTTATATCAAAACTAACAGATGAACAGGTTACTATATTTTCCGAGAGAATCGGAACACTTGTAAAGGCAAATATATTTATACAAGACTATATAAAGCGCGAATTATCAGACACATTGGCAGCTGTAAGGCTTATGGTTATGCAACATAAAATAAACTATGTTGTTATTGAAAATGCCGGGAATATAAACGTAAAGGGTAAATTTGGCGATGAAGAAAGAACGGCTGAAATATCAAAATCATGTAAATCACTGGCCCTTGAATTAAAAATACCAATAATATTAATAAGTCACCTTGCAAGGGAACGTGATGGTAAAAAAGTTCAACCAGATATACACAGATTAAAGCATTCGGGACAACTCGAACAGGATGCTGATGTAGTTTTGTTTATTTATAGGCCTGAGCTTCATGGTTTTGATGTGTTTGAATGTGACAAAAGCATACCCGCAAAGGGGCGAGCAAAACTTTATTTCGGTAAAGGGCGGAATTATGGAACGGCTGTATCTTATCCTGAATTTTTGGAAGAACTTGTTTTGTTTCGTGACTTTAAACAAACAGCACACAAAGCATATGTTATACCATCAAAATTAGACTTCTAATGACAACTATGATAAGTGAAATAATACTACTTGAACTTGAAGCACTTAAAAATAAAAAGCTGCTTATAGAAAAATATTCAGGGTGCGATGACCCCGTTTCTCAAATTATAACACAAGATTCAAGATGTGCCATTAAGCAAATTCAGGAATCAATTAAATATTTTTGTTCATTATGAAGCTGAACCTCCTCCCCACCACCACCCCACGAAAAAAGAAACCCGCCTCATACCCAATGTCTCAGGCAGACAAAGATTCGCTGAAACAACTTAAAGATATGGCACTGGATAATATTTCACCAACATTGCCATACCGGGAATCATTTGTGCATGATTATAAACCGAACACAGCAAACGGACTCAGGCGTGCCATAGTAGACTGGCTTAAATTCGACGGTCAGCAAGGAGAACCGATTAATGTAACCGGCAAAATGGTTGACAACACAAAGAAAGTAACTGACATCATGGGATCACAGCGAATTATCGGATCAGTAGAATATCAGAAAACAACAATGGTACGAGGTTCAGCGGATATTTCAGCGACAATTGAAGGGCGTTCCGTTAAAATCGAATTAAAAATAAACAGTGACAGACAGTCACATGATCAGAAAGATTACCAGGCATCTGTCGAACGGGCTAAAGGAGTATATGTCATAATAAAGACAATATCAGGATGGGCGGAGTGGTATAAACAATACAAGACCTCGTTATCGGTACAGACAGAATTATTCACTTAAATAAATAAACACTATGGAAATCAAAGGAAAAGTAATCGCAGTATTACCCCTCGTTACCGGTCAAGGTAAAAATGGAGAATGGAGAAAACAGGAATTTGTTGTCGAAATACCGGCAGATCATTATCCTAATAAAGTATGCCTTTCCTTATGGGGCGATAAGATCATTCCACTATCAATCGGACAGCAGGTAACAGTTCAATTCGATATTGAGAGCAGGGAATATAACGGACGCTGGTTTACAGAATGCAAGGCATGGAAGATTGAATCTTCTGGTGCTGCCAATCCAGCACAATCCGTACAGCAGCAGTACCTGGCTGACGCTAATCAGGGCGGTGGACCGCCACTGCCTAATACATCGGGAGCTAAGGACGATCTTCCATTCTAGCCATGTACATCGTCGGATTCAAACACAACGGAAACGGTATCGACTGGCTGCGTGATCCTATTCATGCAGTCAGTTATAGCCATATTAAAGACTATGAGAACGAAGCTGGCCCCGAATGTGATGCTGTTATCAGGCAACAGGGTATATTGCAGTACAGGGGTGGGAAAGTACCTACATTGATAAATTATGAAGTAAGGATAAGATTCATACGATGCAGATAGAACCCAGCCACCTAATCGAAATCGCCTTTACCGTTTGGAATATCAAAGCCTCCAGCGCACTTGTAAAACACCAGGGGGCAGCAAGTACCAATATACCGAGGGCGAGGCATCTGGCATATTATCTTCTCAACAAGCATACCGATTTATCCGTTCGTGAGATGGCGCAAATATTTGATGACTTCCCGGCAACAGCTGGATCAGGGCTTGAATCTGCACGGCTGGCAATAGAAACCAACTTTATAACATGGAAGAACCAGGCGATGCGAAATAAATATTTAGAGGCGGTGAATATAATTAACGAAATGTAAGTATATTTGCAGTAATTAATCAAGAATTAATCAAGAATGGCAAGAATAGGAGGAACACCGGAAAACTTAAAACCACAAAAGAAGGGCGAACCAGGCCACAACCCAAACGGAAGGCCGCCTGATGTTGATCTAAAGTCCTTATTATCAAAGTATGACGGTGATCTTGATGGAGTTGTAGCCGCATTAGTTGCCCAGGCAAAGAAAGGAAATATCAAAGCTATACAGGAATTATTTGATAGAAAGTTTGGTAAAGTTCCGCAAAATATCGGACTATCTGGAAACTTACATACAACCGTCGAACCTATCCATTTGACTGATGAACAGTTTGAAAAGGCACTAAACGCGATTAAGCCTAAATAAATGGATATTGAAAAATCATTATTATTCTCATTAGCCAGACGTAACTTTTGGGCTTTTTGCGTTTATATTGATTCTGATTTTTTCTATGCAAGGCCGTTCTTTTGGGATGTAGCTAATCTTTTTCAATCCGTTATCAACAACTACAAATCCAGCACCTCAATATCCGTCGGTGTTTCCATGCCTCCCCGCTCCGGAAAATCTTATATCACTTCATTATTCGCTGCCTTCTGGCTGGCACAATTCCCGGAGTTGTCAGTGATGCGTAACTCATGCACCAGCTCACTATATCAGAAATTTTCATACGACACCCGGGAAATAATCCGATCCGTAAAGTTCCGCGAGGTATTTCCTGAAATCCAATTACAATCTGACCGGCAGAACCTTGACGGGTGGAGCCTATCAACATCGAAGCAAGTCGGTTATTTCGGGGCTGGTGTTGGCGGAACAATTATAGGATTTGGGGCAAATATAGCTATAACAGACGACCTGTATAAATCAATGCAGGATGCTTTGAGTAGCAATACAAATGCGTTTGTAAAGTTGTGGAAGGAATCGGCACACGACAGCCGGAAAGAAAAGAACTGCCCGGAAATATTTATAGGTACTCGATGGACTAAAGATGACATTATCGGGGAGGCAACGGATAAAGGACACTTTCATAAGGCTATTAGCATACCGGCTTTGATTGATGGAAAATCATTTTGCGAAGATGTAAAAAGTACAGCCGAGTATTTGCAGATTAGGGAACGTATAAGTAAATCAACATGGAACGCTGAATATATGCAGAATCCTTTGAGTTTAGAGGGGCTGTTGTTACCGTTGGAATCTTTGCACTTTTCAAATCTATCAACAGAGGAGGTACAGTTCAGCTTCGCCGTTGGTGATCCTGCCGACCGTGGCGGTGATAAGTATTCAATGCCGTTTATAAATGTGATAGAACACGAAGGAAGTATAGCCTGTTTCGTTCGTGATGTGATTCATTCGACCGATGGTATAGAATCCAACACTTACAGGATTCTGGATAAGTGCAACGATAACAGAACAGAGCAGATATTTGTCGAATCAAATGGAGTAGGACTTGCAGCGGTGCTGCTGATTAAAAAACAGTTAGGCGAACATCGGAAGTTATCGGCATTCCCATCGACATTAAATAAAGAGGTCAGGATATTGAGCCACTACGAATTTGTGCAAAAATATTTCATATTCGACAAATCGAAATATGAAAACGTGCAGGAATACCGGGACTTTATTAACGACCTGACAAGCTACACGAAAACAGGCGACAACAAAAACAAAAAGGATGCTATTGATGTATTATGTTCGGCAGCTTCGATTATCAAAATTAAGTATAAAAAAATATTGTATGGGTAGTAATCCAAAACGGTACAATATTTTTATTTTAGTACAAAGTACCAAATTGACAAAACTTATATATCTTTGTACCAAAATGGTAATAAATGAGTTTACTGTCAAAGTGGTTCGGCAAAGTTAAAGGCATAGATTACTATGAGGGTCAGGAATACAATACATCACAAGTAGGTTCAATCCAGATACCTGACAGCCTGAAAGACGATAACGCATTTACGCTGGCTAATACCGTTTCAGAATTATATTATCCTATTGATTTTTATGCAGATCGCTCTAGCAAGTTACGTTTTTTTATAGCTGATAATAACGGCAAAGAGTTAATAAATTCAGAATATAACAGATTTATTAACGATATAAACCCAATTTATTCTTTTTCTGATTTAGTTTATCAATACGTATTTAGTTATCTTGCAGATGGCAATGGAATTACCCATGTAACCGTTCCTTCCTCATATCGCAAACCTTCCACTTCGTCAATTAGCCGGATGGACGTTTTACAGCCTGACCTTATAGACATTGACGAGTTTACCAATATATCAACACTTTCAATCAGTTCATTAAACGACCTTATACGTCGGATACGGTACAATGATAATACTTTACAAACTAATTATCTGGATATTACCCGCGTTCGTATTGACACATTAGATCAATCGAGGCGAGAATATTCAAATGTACTTTGCAAATCACCTCTATACAAGGCAAAACGAAACATAGATAATTTGCTTGCCACTTACTCAGCAAGATATAACGTTTATGCAAACAACGGGTCAGCCGGTTATCTGGTTAAGAAATCGACAAGTGCGAATAACTTATCAGAAATAGTTGATCCGACAACCAGACAAACAATACTTGATGACATAAACCAGCGCAACGGGATAACAGGCCGCCGGAACTTCTGGGGTATTTCATCCGTGCCTCTTGAGTTCATTAACACGCTGGCAGACATTCAGAAGTTAATGCCGTTTGAAGAAACACTTGAAAACTCGATAAAGATAGCCTCTATATATCAGATCCCGCCGGAACTTATACCACGCAAAGATCAAACGACATTTAACAATAAGTCAGAGGCGGAGAGGTCAGTATGGGAAAACGGTATAATGTCAGTAGTGCAGGTTGTTTGCTCAAACTTCACTAAGGCTTTATATCTGGATAAATCAGGGGTGCAGATCATGGCAGACTATTCGACGGTTAGCAGTCTGAAACAGGATAAGAAAGTACAGGCAGAAGCAGATAAAGCAGTAACTGATAATCAGCTTGCATTATACGAAAAAGGAATAATAACATACAATTCATTCTTACTTGCGATAGGGCAAGAGGCCGTTTCAGATGGTGATAATTATATTTATGATCGTACAAAAGTACCTTATGCTGTAAAGTTGGGAGTAGGTGGAACACAGGCTATGCAGACATTATTAAGCGATCCTAATTTAGACGCAACTACGAAAAAAAATGCATTGATAGTGATTTTTGGATTAACAGATCAAGAAGCTGGACAAATAATAACTCAGTAAAATGGAAAAGGATAAACCACAAGACCGCAGCATTTGCCGGGCAATGATTCAAAATTCAGAATCTGATCAATGGGATTTTGAATGTATTGCCGTACCTTCTGAAAATGGGCAAATGCGTTACTCATACGAAAATAACGAGTACTTCATGCAGGTGCTAAGAACAGGTAAAGAAAATATTATAACAGATCGTTTGGATTCTGGCATTCCTTTGTTCGATAATCACCCCTGGGACAACGCAGCCGAAAACACACTTGGCATCACAGTTGCATATAACTTTACGGATAAGGGCATTGTGGTTCGTTGCAAGTTTGGCGCAAGGGCTGAAGAAGAATTGAAACTTGACGTAAAGAACGGGATTATAAAAACTGTTTCCATTGAAGGAACTATCAGTAACTATACAGTTGAACGTAAACCCGGCATGATACCAGTTTATTACGCCGATTTATGGGAGCCTGAATCGCTATCATTCGCTCCAGTACCAAACGACATAGCCGCTCAAATTGAAGTGAAGCGGGCTATACAAAAACAGATTGAAATCCCGAAAGCGGACAAATCAATAAGTAAATCATTAACTACTAAATTTTAATCAAAATGAAAAAAGAAGATTTCATGAAGATCGTTCGCTCGAAGGCAAAAGACACTTTGACCGAACAAGACGAAAACTTTTTCGGTGCTATCGGAGAAGCTGTTGAATCGGCAATGAATGCTGAATCAATCCAACGTGGCAAAGAGCTTGAAGCTATAGCCACCAAACTCGGCACTGTTGCTGAAGGTCAGAGCATGGCTGATGTAATCCGCAATATGGCTACACAGATCGACCTGTTGGAAAAGAAAGCACAACGCGGCTTTACAGGTGATGAAAAATACAAACTGAAAAGCCTGTTGGAAGCAAAGAAAGAAGACATCCAGCGTGCTCGTCAGGGTGGTAATCCTTGGAGCATCGAATTTAAAGCCAAACGTGCCGCATCTGCTTTGATGCAGACTACCACCGTTCTTACCGGAGCATCTGCCGTTAACACAACGAACCTGTTTGATGACATGGAACTCGTTGTTATCGAGTTCCCCAAAAACTTTATCCTTGACGGTATCAACTCCCGCCAGGTTGCCAAAGTACCACAGACAATACAGCGCAAAGAGCAGATTGCCGCTGGTGTTGGTGTACCTACCACAGTAAGTGAAGGTGCAGTGAAACCACTTGTTGATAAGAAATTCACATGGAAATACGACACCCGCGTAAAATATGCCGGACGTATCGAAATGACAGAAGAGACAGAAATAGACTTCGATCAGTTGGTACTGCAAATTATCAGCATGTTTGAGGACGAAGTTATCCGCACATGGCAGGACGGTGTTCTGGCTGCTATACTTGTATGGGCTGCCACATACACATCAACCGTACTTGACGGAGCTATAAACAATCCAGGCGTTTATAACGTAATCGGGGCCGGCGTTCTTCATGTACGCAATAACCTCTATGAGCCTGATGTAGTTTTCCTGAATCCTGGTGATGTTGCAAAAATGGTTTACATGCAAGACAACAACGGAAACCAGATGTTCATTCCTGAAGCGTTGCAGTTTGCCGGACTTACCCCGTTTATCAGCACAAAGATTGCAGCCGGCAAAATCTTGATCGGAACCAAACGGACCGTTAAAGAGCAGCACGGAAACTTCATTATCCGTAAAGGTGTACACGGTGATCAGTTCATCGAAAACGAATCTACTATCGTAGGTGAAATTTTCTCAATCCTGTCACTTCCGACACAATCGCAGCCTTCATGGATTTACCTGGACATTGCAACCGTTACCGCTGCACTTCAAAAAGTGTAATCAATGGCTAAGTCAAAGAAGATAACAGGGGCGGCAGTTATAGCCGCTCCATTATCACCCGAAATGCCAGCATCGGGGAACGTGACAATAATTTTGTTCAGCGACAATAAAGAACACGAAGTATCACAAGAACTGGCAAAAACATTAATTAACAAATCATTTGCAAAACTCAAATAATTATGAAAAAGCTGATTTTAATACTTTCGTTAATGTTTGCCTTTGCCTATTCTCAGGCGCAAACAAGATTGACATTCACACCAGCCTCAAACGATTCAGTTGTTGGGGCCGTAACAAAATACTGTACTTTGGCTGCCCCAATAACAGGCAGATGGAATGGTGTTTTGGAGGTGGCGATAACCCCATCGTTATCCAGCTCTGACAGTACTCATATATGGATTGAAGCAAGCCAGAACGGAACGCAATGGTATCAGGTAAAGAGTACTTTCGGTATTCCGTTACTGAATGTCGGTACTGTTTATGCCTCCGGTCATGCACTTGAATATAAGGCTCGAATGGGAACGTCAGCCGCCTCTTGGTTATGGTCGCCTCAGTTCTATTTTAATGCACCATATTACAGAATTGCAGTCCAGCACTTTAAGGCTGCAACATCCATTAAAATAACCAGGGCCGCAATTTATTTAAAGAAGTAAACAATGTCTTTTACTGACAGTACATATTATATTAACGATATAAACCTGACTATCGGGACTTATAGCGACATTCAGCAAAGTATAGATAAGTATGAAAAAGAGGTCTTAATCGGACTGCTTGGTTATACTCTATATACTGAAATGATGGTTGCTTATGCCGATTCGATAGATACTGTTCCGGTTGCACTTCCTCAGAAATGGGATAGGCTTATAAATGGTTATATCTATGATTATAACGGTACAACTATTCGATGGAACGGGCTAAAGAATACAGATAAGGTTTCTTTTCTTTCATATTATGTGTACTGTCAGTATTTGAAAGCTAATCAGTTTCCACAGGCTCAGGCCGGAACCGTACAGCCTAAAAATGAAAATAGCGTTGTTGTTGATGGAATTGCGAATCATACAGCGGCATGGAATAGGTTTGTGGCTGAATACTATAACTGCTGGCAATTCCTGTTTCAATACGAAACTGATTATGTTGATTTTTTCAGGTACACCAAACGATATGAATTTACTAACTCATTCGGCATATGACATTCCCTAACGTTGTTGACATAATCGGAAATGTGGTGGCTAAATGTCGGGCAACTGGCAGCGATGTTCCATATTACGAGTATGGACATCCGTTAGAAATCGTAAATACTTTGATGGAAAAGGATAGCAATTCTGTTTGGAAGCTAAAGAAATACCCTGCAATATTCCTATTTCACGACTTTGAGGAAGATCGCACTAAGTTTGAATCGAAATGCAAGATAAAAATTATTATCGTTACCGACACAAAGCCAGGATGGAAAGCTAAAGATCGGTATACAAACGTTTTCAATCCTAAACTTTTACCGCTTGCAGAACAATTCTTATATTATATGCAGCGATCTTCAGATCTTCGATTCTTAGGTGATTATAAACTAAAGATATACCCATTTTGGGGGAGCGAAGCAGATAAGAACGTTGCTAATGATTACGCTGATGCTATTCAATTAAGCGAAATGGAAATAACAACTTTTGCAACCTGTTAACGATGTGCTACAACTGCGGAGAAAAAGAGAAGCTAATACAAACGATTGATAGCCTTTTATCAGTTGATAAACAACGATGGGCATTAATCAAAAATAAATCCGGTAATCTGGAAGTAATACCGGAAAAGTCACTTGCCAAACTTCCGAAAGAAAACGAAGTAATTTATAAACTTAATACCTAAAAACAATGACACAAATCAATTCATGCGGGGCTTTTCTTTCGTCCGGATTAGGTGACTGTAATTCCCGCTTCCAGCCGATTATCGGGCTGTTGATTTCTGCAAAGAATACAAAATATTCAGCAGCAGAATTGGCAACGATTGCCAAAACTAAAACCAATGTCAGCCTGGCTGCCGGGGTTGTTTCTATTTACATCCCTATTTCGGGATTTAAAGACAACACTGCCGCACCGTCTCCCGAAACATCAGCAACAGGAGTAAAGAGCATTTTTACTTCGCAAGTTCCTGATATTGAAGTTTACCTCGACCGTACATTTGATGACCTTCGCACCTTCTGGAATCTTAACAGTACTATTGTTGAAGTTGAAATGATTACCCAGGATCGTATGCGTTTGATGACCCCTATTTCAAACGGTTACTGGAAAGGATTTCGCGGACAGATTTACACCCCGTACGGTTTTCCTAAGTTTGATAACAACCAGGAAGCACACCCTATTTTCATTTACTTCAAAGACATTTCTGAGTTTATGGTAATGGAAGCCTTACCGATGAACTATTCAGGATCAGAAATTGAGGCACTTGTTCCAGTTGGATTGAACCTTCGTGCAACCGGGGCTTACAACGGAACATCAGGGGTAATAAATCTGAAAGCAACAAATCGCGGATCTTCGGTTGGTTATGCCGGACTTGATGTTTATGTAGTTATTGATTCAAATGTGGCAGGTGCAACCGTAACCGGAACAGCCGGGACAGATGGAAGTTATGCCGTTTCTGCACTAAAGAATACAACTGAAAAACTTGTCGATGGTGAATACGTTACTATTCAGATGAACAAAACGGTTTCGACATACGCCAGATACATAACTAATCCATTAAGGATTGATGGAGTAACAGCGTAAATTATTAGGTTGGTTGAGGTTTCAAAGGGGGAGTAAACGCAGGTTGAAACCCCTTTTTAATAAATAATTATTATGGGCGCACTCCACGACTTCAGAATCCGGCATCATAATTTTGCTAAAAATATCAATAAGTACGTTGAAGGAATAGTCGATGACAATCAAAGCCTATTAGATTTGAACCGTTCACAATTGAAGGATGAGCATAAGACAACGAATGATACTCCAATAGTCCCTCCGTATAGCTCTGGATATGCACAGTTGAAAGGATTTAAAACCCCTAATTTGTTTTTCTCAGGTGATATGTTTAATGAAATGTCAATAGCTGCAAAAGGTAAAAAGTACTTTATAAAATCCGGTGTTGATTATTTCAGTAAGTTAATTGCAGATTATAAAGATACTTTCGGAATTGCTAAGAGCAAACAAGCGAAAGCGCAAAAAATAACAACCGATCAGTTAACAGAAGAATACAAAACAGTATGCTATTCCAAATAATCCATACCCTCCAATCTATGACCGTTCGTCAGTATGCACAGTACGAACGTGAAAAAGATTTTAAATACCTTTTCATTCGTTGGAATTGGATTCCTGTTTGGGTTGTACGGAAACAGATTGAACTTTTTACAGAATCGTTTAATAAGGTTTTTTCACCAGATCAATCAGGCGAATTATACCGGAACATTGATAAGCTGCTATTTCAAAACAAGCTAACTATCATGCAAGCGTTATTCGATGCTATTCGGTTACATTTAACGCAGAAGGTAGAAATTGATCTACTTAAACAAAAGCTAAAATTAAAAGTTGAACCAGATCTGGCATTACTCGAATACTTAAACCAGGTAACTGATATTTGTGGAATTGAAATTAAAACTCTTGAAGATGTTAATGTTTTCCGCGATCAGATCGAACAAAGCATTGATAAGTTTATTGAGATGTTCCCGAATAAAAAACCTACTAAGGGAGTAACTATAATGGAACTGTTTTATCTATATTGCTCAGTTATGGAAGTAAATCCAGACTATACAGATATGAGATTGACAGAATTTGCAGAACTGAAACACCAGGCAGAGGAAAAGAGCAAACGTATGCAGGAACAACTAAAGAAAAAGTAAAATGGCCGAAATATCTGAAATTGTTTCTCAAAAAGCTATCGACAGCATTCTTGCAGCGGATAAGGCTATTGTCGGATTTGATGACAATATGCAGAAGTCCCTTCGTGCATTGAATGACTTTACCAAAGAACTAAAGAAAAACGGGGTTACTTTAAAAGAATTTGTCAACGCCTCGAAAAATATATCTGATGAGCAGAAAAAAATTAACGCTGAAACAAAAAAGGCTGAAAAGATACAGCAGGATGCAGCGAAAGCAACTAAGGCACAGGAAGCAGCAACGGCTAAGTTGATTCAGAAGGAGAAAGAACATAATGATGCATTGAAATTGGAGGTTAAAAGTATCACGGACGCACAGCGTCAAAACAAAGCATTAACACAGGAAAGGAACAAATTAAACATATCAACAGAAGAAGGTAAGCGAAAACTAAAGGAATATAACGATACATTAAACAAAAATACAGAATTTATAAGAGTCAACAATTCAGAGGCCGGAAAACAGGGTATGAATATTGGTAATTACCAAAGTGCATTAAACGGCGCAAAAGCGGCACTCGGACTATTTGCCGCAGGAGTAGCAGCACTTAGCGGAACTTTAGCATTTGGCAAAACTGTAATTGAATCAACCGGAGCGGCCACAAAAGAGTTTAAGAAAATAACAACAGGAATAACATGGGCATGGGATGAGTTTAAAAAATCAATAGCAACAAGCGATTTCTCAAACCTGTTAAGTAATATGG